CTTCGATGTCATCTAATATTTCTTCATCAGTTCCTGTGTCATCACCAGAGTCATTTAATTCCACATATGGATATTGGTTAGTTGGAATCGTAGGTCCGAACGACGCATTGATGACAGCTGGACGATTACTACCCTTATAAGCAGCGTTGCCACTGTCGTTATGATCTATAACTGCCTGATAAGCACCAAGTATTGCAGTATAAGATGCCGATAAACTACTATCAAATGCCTTGAGTGCATATACTTTTGATCTTTTTGATACGCCAGCCAACCGCCCAGCCGCTAAAATAGCACAGTGAGTACCATGTCCATTATCGTCTTCATTGTTAGTGCCATGAGCACCACTATAGTTTGATAGTTGGAATACTCTATAGTTCTGTTGCTCTGTAGTACCGTTTAAATCAGAAATATAATTTGGGTCATACAGTTCAGAATGTAATGCTGCGTTGTTACCTGTAGGTCTACTTGCTCCTCTTACACCAGTATCAATGACGTATAGGTCAGCACCTTCACCTTGTTGACTGTAACTAAATTGTCTGTTTAAATATTGCCTATCCTGTTTTGTAATTCTATCTAAATGCCAGTAGTCATGAAGGTTAATAGTACCAAATCTATCTGGGTTTAGAGAGTAACGCCCCATCCCGCTATGGTTTAAACAATAGAAATATAGTATAGATGGTGTTGATGAACTCATCACTATCTCTACCTGTGCACCAGCCTGACCAGCAACCCCAGTTGTTGTCACACCTGTAGTATATGTTGAACCACCAGTTGTCCAAGGTCCGTCAGGTGTCTCGGAAAATAGTAATGGATGAGTGCCATTAGATGTGTCACTCTGATCAAATGTATATGTTGCCCCTTCTAAGAAACCAGTTTGGTTTGCAAATGTGTTATATGTTCCGTTCGCTGTCTGTGAAAATACATATAGATTTCGTCCACCTATATTTTGTACTTTGACATATATTGTACCCGTTCCACTTCCTGTTAAGTTTCTAGTGTTACCAGTTGTATTATTCTCTCCAGTAGAGTTCAGAGTGGCAGAACCACTAGTTACAGTTGCTAACTGAGACTCGTGTATTGGATTACACGAAATTCTATTCTCATCCCATGTTGCTCTCTTAACAACATTTAATGCTCTGAGTTGATCCAAGATGACGCTCTCATATCTCTCAGGACAATCAAACGATACTATGGAAAAAGTATTGAAATATTCTACAAAGGTTAAGTAACCATATAATTTCAAGATTGCTGACGTTGCAGAATCTAGACTATAGTTATCACTGACCCTTACTATTACCCTCTTCATTCTGTTGGTACAATAAGTCCTTCAGATATATTTATGCACTACTGTCGTTCGCTTTTGCCAACAGTTTCTGAACCTCTGCTTCTCTTACAGATTGCATCATCGTTTCAACAGGTTTTACAAACTTCAAGTCGTGCTTTTCATCAAACTCAAACTTAGTCCTGAGGTGGGTTTTATTTCTTTCCACTATAATATGATAGTACTTACCATATACATTTGTGGTAAATCCTATTGATATTATTTCTCTACCATCATAGAGTCCCCCTACAGTGTAGGGACAGGTATTCATTGTGCCATCAAACTTTGCATCAGCTTGTCTTGATGCTACGTGTTCTAGTTTCCTAGCTTCACTCGACGGGAACGACTTCCTCTTCATCTGGTTTCTTTAGTGTCATTTGTAATGCTTCGACAGCACCTTCCAATCTCAATACTTGTTCTTTACGAGTTGCAAGTGCTTTTTCCATCTCAGCGACTGTTGCTTTTTGCTCCTTAAGTTGGTTGGTGAAGTCTTTCACCATTGTTTCAGCGTCCATGTTTTAGAATGATAAGTGTACTATTTAGTGTAGAAATGCATTGAAGGTTAGACGGTTTGTATCCCATCCACTCTGTCTGAAATATGGCGAATGCCACATCCTACCTTCATAAACAAGAAGAGTATTGAACTCATGTTTCTCAATATGATACCTCTCCCAGTGCTTAGTCTTGTAGTTTGATGGGTCAAAGTTAACAAATGCATTTACTTTATTAACTATTCTTTCTATTCGATAATTTTTATCGGATGAGACAAACTCCTCATCATACTCAGCATGTCTCCAAAAGGCAGTACCGTTATCAGTATCTTCCATTTCTTCGTCATGATTTAATGACAATACAGCAGCGTAGTGTGTGTCATCAGTATGAGGTGTGAGACTACACATCCTGCACTTCTCTTGTACCTCATAACTTTGAAATGTAAAATGTGAGAACTCTGGGTCTTTCATTACCTTCTTAGATGCTTCAAAGTAATTGTTTAAAATGAATCTAAACTGAGGTAATAATTGATTCGCTACGTGTCCTAACCTAGAAACATAACCAGGTAAATTAGAAAACTCACCATTGACAGTAGATACATAATCTGCTGCCATAGCATATGCTCTGACTTGCTCTGGGTTAACAAAGAAATTTTTAATCTTGATAACTCTGTTCTTTGCCTTTCCTATATGGAGTTGTTCTACTTCCCAATCTTTTGGGTGAAGAGAATTTAATATCTGTGGATTAATTAATTTCATACTGTTTCCAATTGAGATGCATCTCTATTTGCACCAAAATAATTTTTTACTAATGTATCCTTACGTAAAACAAGAACATGTATTCCATTCCACCAGTGTGTGGGATTCTCTATAATGCCACTCAGTAATCTCCTTTCAAAGAATACTTCTATCTGATTTTCTTGTAGAAAAGTAATTGTACCTTCAACAACACCATCAAAGTTAGCATCATCGACTATGAGTATGAACTGATCATCTAAGAATGGAAGAACATGGTTTAAGTTGTTCATCTGTTCCATCATATCATGATTAGCATCATAAAACAATATGTTTGGTTTAGCACCATCAAAATCTTCTTCTGTTAGTTCTTGAATTGATGATTTAACAAATGCTGCATTACCATTTTCATACTTTGACCAGTACTTGACTAGGGTATCATATGGGTTACCAACCTCTGTCCACCTTATATGGTCTGTCAGGGGTCTTACATTGGACTCTGAGAAGTCATCTACCCCAATACATTTAGCATTGTTATTCATAGTTGCAGCAAAGAATGTGCTCCCAACATAAGTTCCAAGTTCTAGATATACTGCATCCTCGTGAGAACATAGACTATTAAGGAAATGTCTAATACGATTAGAAGTTAATCCCAGTGGTTCAAACCCATCAGGGTTGAAGTTAGAGGTTCCTTTCATACCGTCATCTATCGCATCTAATACTCTCTGTACATAATCATTCATCTCTACAGGTCTATCTTGTTTTTTAAGATGTGCATTAACAACATTCTCACAGTAGTTACAATCCCAACAATCAAATTCACAAGTCTTTATCTTCTCTCTCCATAAAGCAATAGGACTATCTTTTACAAGAAGGTCATCCATATACTTATTGAACTCTGGAAACATTGTTTCTATTTTCTCATTACCCCAAGCAGCAATTATATCCATAGACTCTTTAAGTTTCATGGCATTCTCTCTACCATGCATTTTAAATACATCAATACCAAGGTCTAAGAACTCATTCCAATCTGATTTCCAAGGAGGTAAGTTAGCTGCTTTCAATGCATGAGAGTTATCTTCTATATCCCACTTAGCACAAGAGTTTGTACTGATGGGATCCATAAAGTATTGTGGATTATCTTTTGTTCTTGTGCTGTTAAAATGATAGTGCTCATCCATCATAGAACAACCACCCCAACAACCCTCGTTAGTTAGAATGGATAACTCTACAGGTTTACCAATAGATGCACAGTATTCTTTTGCTTTCTTTATTTTCAATAGAGTATTCTTATCTCTCATCAAATCTCTATCTAGATTGATGTAATGAAATCCTGCTTCTGCTAGAGATACAATATCATTTGCTCTACTTACATTTCTAAGTATTGTATTTTTTATCTTTAACTCTGGAAATTCTTTATGTAATATACCTGTAGCAACCCAACTAGTATGTGGTACAGTTACTATCTTGACACCCGCTTGATATAGTTGCCTAAAATTATTAACAAATAAATCTAAATGTTCTAAGTCTGGTCTGACGTAGATATTATTAAACGTTGCTGATAATGGTATACCAGTCTCTTGATGAATAGCATAGGCATTATAAAATAACTGAACTGGGTCACCTTGAAATACATCACCCATAGCATCCTGATCAAAAGGAGGCATCCTACACGTGAAGTATAAGTCAACAATATATTCTTTATGTCTTTTCAACCAAGGTATGAATACATCCTCAGCAAATCTCGAATCAATCTTTGGATTTATCGGGAGACTGAAGACGGATTTTTTCTTTGGGGATGTCATGTTTCACATCAGGTAATTGAGGTGGTTGTACCTCAGTATTTGTAAGTTCAGAACCATTAATTGCTGGAGGTGTAAATGTACCACCTTCCATGATATGAGCAACAGAACCACCCATTGCTTGTCTCATTTTTTCTACTCCTGCTCCAATAAGAGAAGAGTGATGTACTGCACCAGATAAAACTTGGACTTGATCATCTGGAGGTAGATTCATAATAGAATCCATGTTACCAGTACCAACATGTCCAAAGGAAATCATGTCGCAAGCAGCTTGTTTTGCCATACGACTAATCCAGTATTTCTTATCTTCTTCCTCATTGGTATCTAGATAATACTCTACTCCTTTAGATTTGTCTACCTGTTCCTCTAATTGTAAAGTGAAGTTCTCAATTTCTCTTTTACAGACTTTAACTTTCTGCTCCCAGATACTTCTATCATAAAGAGCTTTGTTAATTTCAATCTCAACCATCTCCTTATCCAAGGGGTCAGTTGCTAATTTCAATTGTCTATTGAGTTTTTTTAAATCTATAGCATTCTTATCAAGACGATACTCTAACTCTACTCTAGTGTTATCTCTAGACTGTAGTTCTAGTAAAGCTTGTTGTACTCTTTTAAATGGTGTTATCTGTGTGCCAGTTACAAAATTTTCATTTTGATACTTACTCTGCCCACCTTCTAGTTTATACGCTTGTTCTATCCAGTTCTTCTCAGAATCCGAAAGTTCCATAAGCTAGGTCTCCGTCAAGTCGCTGTTGATTTTCGTCAATACGTCCTAACTTCTGTCCCTGCTTAATCGGCATTCCAACATTCAAGTAATCTTCATACAAGATGTTCATATCCCACATATTGTCACAGTTCCTGAATTGGGAACGTATCGCATGATATTTGCCTAATAATGAGGCATAATCTATAAGGTATTTATCATGGTTTTTGAGGACTCTTTTTACAAGTTCTCCTTTCTGCATTCCTCTCGTCATGCATAAGATATCTATAAAGGGAGTCTTCGACTTCTCATCTTCGGTAAACCGTCTAGCTTCTTCAAGTTGATACAACCAACTCTCTGATTCTACATCACAACAATTTTTAAAGTTCTTGAATCTTAAATCAAACTCATGTTCAATCACTAAGATTGCTTGCTTCTTCATGTAAGAAAGAGCAAGTTGTATGTTTTTAGGTTCAACTTTTTTCTTTTTCTTAACATGTACCATCTCACCTTCGTCATTCATTTCCATGACGTAATCTTTATAGTGAGACCTAACCTCTCCTTGGAATCTTGGTGCGTTTATGAACTCCTTCTCATCTATTTCAATATATCTTTTGAAGCAAGATTTAACTGTCTCAAAGACAAGTTTATTCATCTTGACAGTAGATACATTATGAAAATTAAATACAACTGAATACGTTGTGGAGTGTGGTTTTATATCTGCTACCCTCAATGTATCCTCATGGATAAGCATATAGATGTAACCTTCTTTAATAAGTTCTTTGTCCTTAATGAACTTTTTAGTTTCTAATTCTAAAGGGTGTTGCGGTACATATGTCGGACGCAAGAACTCCTCATCTTCAATAAGTTCAGCAGGAATTCTTTTTTTCCAAGCAGTATCTTCCTTTGGTTTTAGGAAGTCTCTGTTTGTTACGAATCTATTATTCTCCATTTACCTGTTTCTTTAATGCATCAAATTCCTTTCTCAAGTCTTCATGCTCTTTCTTTAGAATCAGAAATGCTTGATGACTCGCCCAGTTTGGTTGATTGAAATACATCAACGCATCGCTTCCTGTTTTAATACTTTCTGACATTACTGATACCTTGTTCCTGTTACTGCAAATGCTCCAGTGAAGCATGCACCAGAGGATTGACCCTGATGACCTTTAGGTTCTGCTTTGAATCCTAAAACAATATCGCCATCTGTAGCGTGGAATCTCTTCCATGTTCTATTGTTCTGGTATCCACCACCACCTCCTGCGTAGTTACCCATACAGTAACCCCAGTCTTGACCCATACACATATTTTCTTCACCAGAAGATATGTCTAATTGGTTGAATGCACCACCTATTGATGAAGTTGTGACATCGTTAAATTTGAGCCATGGTAGTGTAACATTATTACCGTTACCATGATAGCAGAAACCCCACTTGGTTGACAAGTCTTTCTTCCAACCATCTCCACCCCATCCAGATAAACTGTAGGATGAAACAGACTCATTACTAAACTGTACATATCTTGCGTTACCAGTATCACCAAATAGATGACATCTAGTCTCACCTTCTGATCCAGTAGCACCACCATTACCGAAACCGTTACCTAGTCTAGTAGACATTTCAGTAACAAAGTTCAATCTCTGTATAGAACCAGGACCTCCACCAGCAGTGTAACCTCTTTGTGTTTGTTGACCTGAGGCACAGCCAGGATCATCTGTACTGTCCCAACTGTCTATTGATGCACCGACACTGTCTGGAGTAGAGTTGTATGCATCACCATGTCCGTATGTTCCGTTAGGTCCGAAAGATCTATTAGTTCCAGTGTGTAGGTTTACACTACTTACTGCTTGACCAGAACCACCGTATGAGTTCTGTGTACCATAAACATATCCGTTGAAGTCACCAAAGTTTCCATCAACATATGATGCTGCTCGGTCTAACTGGTCACCACGACAAATTGTTACGTCTGTTGCTTGATATATCTGATTGACTGTTCTCCATGGGTTTGATCCTCTGTAACCACCAACCAAATATCCATGTGTAAAAATACTTCTGTATAAGAATGAAGAACCAACTGTTATATTATATGTGTTTCCTTGATAGTCGTACCATTGTCCATCTCCACTATAAGGATTATAGTTTCCAGAACTGATAGATGGGTTCTGTGCGTTAGCAGATCCAGTATCTGTTTGATAAGGACCGAAGTTATTAGTACCATAACTTCCTTGAAATGCTGCTTGACTAGATTCTGATGCAACAGCTGTTCCCCAGAAAGCATTTGTACCATCAGACATTAAGACACCACCCGCAGTCTTAGGACTTTGAGTGGGTAATGTTTCAAAGGCAACACCGTTCTGTAATAAATTACCAGTAAAGTTTATATTTCCAGTAACGTCAACATTCTTAGGGATAGAAACTGTAGATCCACTAGACGTAACGGTATTAACTTGTGTGGTAGCAGCATTTAACTGGGACATAACTTACTCTGTGTGTGCGTCTTTAATTGCTTTTATTGCTTTATACCAATTCCCATCTTTACCAGGTACTAGTCCTGCATCCATATCTTTCCACAACAAATTTAATTGTTGTTCTACACTCAGTTCGTCATAGTCTAATCTTCTTAAAAAATGGTAATCTGGTTCTGCATATACTATTGGTATCACACTTCCGTTTGATGGTTCGTATGAAAAATCAGCTGGTTGCATTCCATCTATAGTTTCATCAGGAATATCTGTCCAGAAGTAATCTTCGTGCACTTCAAAACAGTCATCATCAGTTGCAACGAACTGACAAACGTTGTTATTATTTTTGTTAATTAATGCGAAACTCATAATCTTTATGTGTAATTGTAAACGATAACGCAGCCTGCTCCACCATTACAGTTGTTATGTGCAAAACTATTTTGTGAGTAGTAACCATAACCTCCACCAGATCCCCACTGACCATGGGTAATCTCTTCTTGGTTGTTATAGTAATGGTGTGATGACCCTGCTTGGTGCCAGAATGATGATCCACCGCCACCTTCTCGGTTAGTACCGTGACACATTTCACCACCACCGCCAGGTAAGTTGATATCACCACCAGAGGCATTTCCACCAGGTCCACCCTGATGAGGGTTATCTGATTGACCACCTTGACCGCCAGTAGCAGTTACATAAGAACCAAAGGATGAAGTTCCTCCAGTTGATCCTCTACCACTGTTACGAGCATATCCTCCACCACCACCATAGGTGTAGTTTACAGAACTGACGTTAGATACATCAATGTATCTGATAGCAGTGGCACCACCACCGCCTCCAGCACCACGATAAGCGTTGTCATTAAGTCTTGCTCCTCCTCCACCACCAGTTGCATATACTAGAACGTGGGAACAACCAGATGGTTTACTCCACACTCCAGATCCACCAGAAGTTGACTTAGAGTTCCAAGTACCATTCTGTGAGGTGTATGTATTAATGCTAAGTAAAGCACCACTTACAGTGAATGCTTCGTATGAATTGCCATCCCAAATTTTAAAAGTTCCTGAGGAAACGTCGATAACGTTTGACCCACCAGTACTCTGTATTTGGTCTACTCTTAAAATTCCTGCCATGATTAGTTTAAACTATGCTCCAGTATCCACCACTGTTTATGGTAACAGTTACACCGCTATTTATAGTAATAGGACCTGAACTTAAACAATTGTCTCCACTATTGATAGATGTGCTCTCTCCGATAGAGTTTCTATTACGCTTCATTACACCATATCTATCTATCCATTGCTTGTCTCCATCAGCACGAAGAACAACAGATCTCTGTCCGCTAGATAGACCCTCAGATGATGTATTGATATTTAGACCGTTCGCTCCTCTAACTTCCATTCGGTAAGATGACTGTGTTTGGTCACCACCACCATAGATTGTCCAGTAACCACCGTCACCATTAATAGAACCCATTCCAGTATCATTGTTAGAACGGAAGTAGAAGTCATCTCCAGTTCTAAGATATGTGTGTGAGTTGTTAGCGAAGTAGAATCTTTCTTGTCCACCATCATCATTTAACCAAACGTTGACACTAGCACCCAAGTATGGAAGGTTAAGTGCACTGTAACCATCGAGTAAGTCTGCGTTAAGATTAGGACATACAGTTGTAGATGTAGCAGCGAATGGTGCAGTACCAATTGCAACTGTAGATCTTATAGTATTTTCTGAACGAATATCACCCTTAACATCAAATTTGTAAGATGGTGTACCACTACCAAAGTTACCCACACCCACATTACCACTTCTTGAGATTCTCATAGACTCGAAGAAGTCACCAGCACCGTCAGTTCCTTGTGTATAGAACGATAGACCTAGGTAATCACTATCTGTGTTTTCACAAACACCAGTAATCATTGCACGTCTACGAGTTCCAGCTCTCCATACAAGAGAACCTAAAGTATGTCCTGTTTGGAATCCTGTATCAACTTGAATCAACATTGATTCTCCACCAGTTGCAGTCATAGATGCTGATCCATCACCGTCACTAGTGTTACCACCTTCGTCTACGTGGAAACGTGCTGCAGGATTAGTCTCCCCAATTCCTAAGCGACCACTACGGAAAGTAACATTGTTGTATGATAAGTATGTTCCATTCCAACCAAAGTCATTAGTATCATTACCAAATCTGATTTGACCTACGTTAGAGTCTTGTCTACCACTAATCTTAAGTACGTTTTGTGCTGCCTTACCAATGTTAACACCGTCGGTTCCAGCAAGTTGTAATGAAGAAGCACCAGTATTATTGAAAGTACCTTGGTCAGCAGTTAAGTCATTAACTGTTAAGTGTCCAGAAGCATCTCTACGTGCAAGAGTATTTGCTGTTGCAGATGTTGACTGAGTATAACCATCAACATAGTGAGCGTCTAACTGAGATGTTGATCCATCGTTTCCTGCATGCCACATGGTATTACCATTGACAGTTAGGTCGTTTGCGTTAAATCTTAATGCACCATTACCATCACTTCCATTACCACCAGAGACGATCATTTGAACGTCATAGTTTGGTGCTTGACCTGATGATCTAAAGTCTACTGTTGGTGTGGTAGATACCGCTGCTTTACCAATCTGTAACTTAGCACCGTTTGCATTATCACGTAATCCAATAATTGTGCTAGATCCACCAGAGATTTTATTTGATGACGATACAGTCCACTTGGTACCAGGATTAGGTCCGAAGACATATATGTTCTGGTTGTTGTTGACACCAACGAAGTTGATTGTACCAGTTACGAGAGAGTATAATTCACCAGTTGTATGTGTAAGTTCTTGAACACCATTTGAACTATCAACCACGATAGAACCAATGTTGTTTGTTGCACCTACATCAGAGTAGATAGTGTATGTTCCACCGTTATTGATGTTACCTCCAACACCACTATTACAATGGAAGTCTGGAATGTATAGAGTATATTTTAGTCCTGTGTCATTAACATAGAAGTTCTCAAAGACCATCTTGTCTTGACCAAGAACCTCAGGTAGGAACATGTCACCAATAGGATGACTAACTCCTGCACGAGTGTTACCAACGTTATAACCAGACTGGTACCATAGACCTTGCTTACCATCTAAGACGTCAGCATCCAATCCACTCGCAGCACCATCATTAGATGAAGACCAGATCTTCTCCCAGTTAGAGTAGACTGCATTGATTCCACCATTACCTCTGATGTATAGATTATTATTATCTGTAAATCCTAATTGAGTTGATGCAGTTCCAGTAGACTGTCTTCTGTAAGTTATGATACCGTGTGTAGTACCACCATCATTCAATGCTGTAGCAGAGTTGTTTCTTTGTGCTGCAGCAACACCATTTGCTGCCTGAGCAGGAGATGGGTTTGATGTGAGTGATGCAGTCTCGTTAAATATTCTGTTTGCAGTATCAGCAGTACCAGATATAGAGATGTTGTATGTTACGTTTGCAAGTCTTGCAGGATCTAATGTACCAAATACAATGTTGTTTGCAGTCTGATAGAATGAACCTTGGTTACCATCTAGTTTGTCGGCATTAAGTTCTGAACCAGCACCTTGATCAATTGAGACTTGACCATTATCATCAATAACGAATCCACCTTGATCTTGGTTAGCAACTGCTTGGTTAGCAACGTCCTTTCTAAATCTGAATACACCGTAGTTACCATATACACTAGCACTTGCAGTTAATGCGTTACCTTTTCTAATATCAACTTCAATGTTACCATACGCTCTGTTGATAGTTCCTTTTACAGCACTCAATACTGCAGAACTACCCGAACCAAGTTCACTTGGTATAGTTACGGAGAATGTTCCAGTGTAACCAGTACCAGAGTCAGTAACCTGTGCAGATATAATTGCACCACCAGATACAACATATGTTGCACGAGCAACGTCTTGACTAGTAACAGAAACATTACCACCTTCCGTTGGAATGTTTTGGTAAGTTCCATCTGTATATCCAGTACCACCGTTCGTAATAGTAATACTGTCAATGTATGAACTATCTGTAATTGATCCACCAATTAATATTGCGTCAGCTGTTGTAGGTCTGATTGACTGTAGTGCATACTCCCAAGAAGAATCACCACGTAAGAATGTGAATGAGTTTGCAGTACCCTTGTTCGCCATTCTTTCTGGGTCAATTGTACCAGCAACAATGTTAGAAGCATCAATGTTTGTTGATGTTAACTGTGTCCAGTTAGAAGCATTTTGTGCAGATGTATTAACTACTCTTGAAAGGTCAACTATTCTCTTTCTAGCATAGTTACCAGATGTAGTTGCACTGTTAGGAGATGTAATAGAGAACTGACTAGAGTTCAATAATGTTATAGTGTAGAACCCATCAGGACCGTCACCTGTAGTGAAGTCGAAGAATTGTAAAGCACCATTAGCAAGACCGTGATTACTCTCAGTAAATGTTATTGTTGTTGTACCACTTTGAGCATAAGTTCCAGTTGCTAAGTTTGCTAATGCTTGGTCTACAATAAAGTCACCAGCGTCAAACTTAATATTGTTTGCAATTGCGATTGCAACTCTACCTTCTATCTGAGCAGAAATAACTGCATTGTTAGAAGCACCACTAGGAGAAGTTAATACCTGTACTGTTGGTTGTGAGTAATAACCTTGACCAAGGTTTGTGATAGTAACACTAGTTACAACACCACTTGTTACGTTACATGTTGCAGCAGCTTGAATACCACTAGATGTATCATCAGGTGCAGCAATTGTTAGGTTAAAGTTACCTGCATATCCAGAACCACCGTTACTAATTACATAGTTAAATACAGCACCGTCATTATATGATGAAACTGTACCACGAGCAGTTGTAGAACTACCAGTAACAATGTCTCCAGAAGTAAACTGGAATGCACTATTTGGTGTGAATGCTAGGAACTGACTTTCTAAGTCATTTTCTAAGATATAAGATATCGCTATACCAGCAGTTACAAATTGATGAGTACCAGCACCTTGACTACTTAAAGTAATCTCAGAGTTTGCAGCTGCATTAGATGAAGTCGCAGCAAGTTTGATTGTATTGTCATCAACCTTAATAACGTAGTAGACATTGTTTGTTGCCAATCCACCAATTGATGATGAACCTTCTGTATATGTTAATTGATCTCCAGTTGATGTACCATGATTTGTGATTGTAATAGTATCAGCACCTGTATTAACAGAAGATGATGCTACAGAGAATGTAGTTGCTGTTGTTTGTATTGCAATGTCACCAGCGTTTGCGTCTTCAATAGCAAGTCTTGCTGCTTGTGATGCAACAGATGTAATATTGAATGGACGTAAAGCAGGAATCTGGTCAAGGTTAATCTTACCATTTGAAGTTAACTGAACTAGAGCAGATGGAACTGCGTTTGTTGAGAACGGTTGGTTTAGATATGGACCTAAGTTGTTTGAAATATAATCCTTAACAGATGCCTGTGTAGGTAGTAAGGAGTCTGATGCGAATGTACCACCTAAGTTATCATCTTTAGAGAAACCTGTAACTGTGATATCACCACCAACAATCTTGATAGATGTAAGTTCTGAGATTGCAACAGTACCAACGAAACTAATAGCACCAGTTCTGTTGAAGATAGTAACAAAGTTACCAACTTTAAAGTCACCAAACTCGTTGGTTCCCGATGTATAAACCTGACCGAATGATTCTTCTGCTGCTTCAAATGCACTTCCTAATCCAACACCACCGTTTTGTGGTAACGCAGCGTAGGTGTTACCTGATCCTGCATATTCCCAAGTGTGTGATGATGAGTTACATACAGATGGTCTGTGGAATCTTATAGTTTTTCCAACAAGATTAGTTAATGCTTGAGAACCAGCTACAAAACCAGCATCGTTAGTGGACTGATATCTAACACTAGTGGTAGTATTCGTATAGTCTAAAGACCTATTACCTTTAATCTTAGCAACAATCTGTGTACCAGCAGAACCAGAAATAAGTTCTGTCTCTAGAATAATATGTTCTACAGCAGGGTCAGTTGGAGTATGTCCATCAATCTTGATAATATAATCTTCAATAGGAATATTTGTTAGAGTTGTACCACTGACTTGAAGCACTTGTCTACCAGTTGGTGTGCCATTACCATCTAAATCTTCAATAACGCTATCAATAACACCAACATCAAATGAGTAAGCTTCTGCTCTAAATCCAGTAGCACGTAGTGAGTATGTACCAAAGTTAGATGCTGAGTTAGTAACAGATGCATAACCACCTGACTGTACAAGAATACCATCTTGACAGAAGATAGCGAACACAGAAACTAACTGTGTGTAACCATCATTACTGACGTTATAAGCAGTACCACCAAAACAAATGATGGTGAATGCGTTCGCAACCATCGACTTACCTTGTGGGTCAAACTGTGCAACAGTGTTACCCTGTGCATTCTGTTTTAGACCTGGTCTAGGAACGTTAGGTGTAGCAACCTTAGCACCATCAATTTCACAACCAGAACCACCAAGGAACGATATAAGTGAAGAGTTCTGAATGTAAGGAGATGCTTCAATAACTGGAAGTTCTAAGAATACATTTCCAAGTGGGAAATTATAACTATTAGATGCTTGTTCTGAAAGTAAAGGATCAGGAACTGTTACTGTTCCACTGTATGCTGTAGCACTTGACAATACGTTATCAAGGATACCCCAGTTTGTAGTCAATGCAGATACAACGTTTGCACATTCTGGTTTACTACTGTCTACAGTAATAGAACCATTTGATACAGGAACAATCTGTGAGAATTGACCAGCCTCTAAATTATTTCTTATTGCGTCTATTGATAGTTCTTTTGCAGCAGCAAACATTGCACGACTGTACTGAACTTCATTGTTCAAGAATGCAATCGCAGAACCACTAATGTATAGATTTGATGCTTCTACAATAGCAGAGTTACCACCATAACGTAAGTCATATTGGAACGCTCTACAGATTTTCATCACGTCATCAATACACTGTTGATCGCCAGGTGAAGATGTTCTTGTAACACTTGCTACACTACCAGCAGTAGAACCACTTCCTAAGGCAGTTGTAACGGTGCTGAAGAAGGTTGTAATAGAAGATATGACAGATGCACAAGAAGGAGCAGATGTAACAGTTCTAGTAGCATGTGACATGTTATCGTTAGCGATAGCAGTGTCAAGTATTGTGAAGAATCCTTCAACTAAATTTTGCTCAACTGAAGTTCCTTTAAGACCAGCGTTAGTTACTTGAGTAAATCCGTGATTACCTTCAATAGTAATCGTCTCACTAGCAGCTGCTTTCTTAGCAAGTCCTTTTGCTAATTGGAATACAGCACGTGATTCTGTCTCTTCGCCATCTAAGAATGTAGATGATGTGTATAGTTGTGAATGATCATAAACTTGCTCGTTACCACCATGGTTTAAGTTCCATACGACAGCACGTAAGAAATCACTAACGTCATCAATACAGTTCTGGTTTCCACCAGGCACATTGTGTGAAGGATTGTCTACGTTATATTGTTGAACTGATTCAAATGCAATTAAATCTAAGTTAGCAAGTATTAAAGTTGCAGCATAACCAGATACAGTTTGTGATGCAGTATCTAAGGTGAGGGTATGATAATATTGTAATTTACTTGTATTACTATAACGATATATTGGTAGATTTCTTGCTGCTTTAATACAAGCATCTTTTGCGTTATTGAATACTTCTACATAACGGTCTCTTGTTAATGAGAAGCCAGGATCAATATAGAATTTTGCCTGATCATATACTCTATCGTTACCACCCCATTTGAGGTTATGTGCTAAACATTTCTGAATAAAGTCTCTAACGTCATCGTAACATGCTGTGCTTCCTGTAGGAATTGTATACCCACTATTAGCAGCAAGCATCTTATTGACTGCATAGTCTGCAATCATGTCTGCATTACCAAATAGTAACTCAGCAGCATCAGCATACTTGTTATCTGTTGGTGTGCTATTTGGAGTTCTAAATGGTTTTTGTAAATCTGTAAATGTTCCTACAGTACCAGACTGTCCGTTAGCAGTATTGTTAGCAAGGTCTAAGATGAATTTTCTATCATCTACAATATCTTTAATACCATGAACGCCATTGACTGTTGAGTTACCAGAACTTGCAATAGTTACTGTTGTTAATGCTTTCTTAACTGAGTTAGTTCCAGCACTTACAAATGCGTGAGTTGAGGTATCACTAGAAATACCAACATCAACAGTAAATGTATTTGTATCTTTAGCAGTAATCTTTAACCACTTATCAAATGCGGGGTCACCACCTCTAGGGTATGGATGGTTTGTTGCGTTACTATCTGTAGCACAAGTCATTACAATTGCACCAGCATCAAACTTGATTAGGTCGCCAACTTCAAATCCATGAGATGCAACAGTTACAACGAAGTTACCATTACCTGGTGTATATGTTGCGTCAGTAGGAGTATGCTGACTGAAGTTAGGATATAAGTTATGACCTCTCTGACATACAACTGTTAAATCATCTCCACTAACAGACCACGATGTAATACTTCTTGCTACTGTGTCTGCGGCTTGTTGGAAGTTTGTTCCACCAATAGTAAGTGCACTACTACGAGTAGCGGATGATTCATAATAATATTTGACATATGCAACTGCCTCCTGAGCAATAAATTCTTGGTTAATTTTAATTGCCTCAGCACCATCTTTGAAACGGTCACTTTGGTTAATCTTGGTGAATCCATAAGGAGAGTTCCTTAAGGATGATAAGACATAGTTACAAGATGATATAACTGTTTGGTCACCAGTTGGGTTAATAGAAGCACCTATCTGACTGATGTTACCACGAACAACAAACTGTAGTGAGTAACCATCTGCTCTTTCTATACGATGGGTAACATATTTTCTTCCGTTTAAATCTGTTAAGTTATCAAGGATACTAACGTTAGAACCTGATGCAGTTGTTACGTCACTTGCAGTATCAATATTTGCTTGTTTTAAAACAAAGGTGATTGTTAGGTTAGAACTATTATATCTCGCAATACCAATACCTAGGTCAGTATTACTTGCAAGAGTTGGAGTTCCAGATCCTGTACTAAAACCATCTATGGAATATGTCTTACTAAATCTTTCGTAACCAGCAGGGAAGTTGAATGTAATACCAGCTTCTGTAAGAGTTGCCCAGTTGGAGAATAATGTAGATGTTTTTGTGTTGTCTACACTTGATACAGTAACTGTAATTAATCCACCACTGATTGTAAATGATGAGTTTGTACTAGTACCAAAATCTATAGCACTATTCTGGAAACCATATACTTGAATCTCTTGACCAACTTCATAATCATGGAAATCTGATGATGTACTAGAACTCTGCAGAGTGAATACAGGACCATTATATGTTGCTACAGTATTCAAAGATGTATCAATAGTAGAAATTGATAATACTCTTGCCTGTATGTCAAATCTTTGGAACCCGTTTCCTGATGTTGTAAGCGTTACTGTTACTGGGTTATCAGCTCCAGATGCATCTTTTTGTGTAGCGTCAGCAGCAGATGCAGCAAGTCTTATGTAATCATCATTTTCTTTGTAAACAAAGTATGCAGTACCATCAACAAGTCCACCAATACCGCCCATTTTACTAGCACGATATATTACACCATCTCCAGTTATGAATTGATGTTTGTTAATGTAGATGTTATTAACTTCTGGCATAACATTACCAGAATCAAATGTGTGGAAACTATCATCAGATGATACACCAGTAATATCTTTTCTACCCTGAGTTACTGCTACATTAATAGCATTAGCGTAAGTATCGTATAATGCAACACTATTAGCATCAACACTTCTTAGGTAATAGACAGTGCCATCAATTAAACCAGGTAATGATGTAGTGTTTTCGTCTTTATGATATGCAACAGCTGCACCAGTTCTATATCTGTGAGCTGTTAATGTAATTGTATCGGTTGCTGTATCAATATAGTTGCTGCTACCACGGAAAGAAACAAATTCTCTTTCACTATCAACAGTGTGCTGATAGATTTGGTTAGATATAACTTCAAGTTCTGGTCTTAAGGATTCAGCATCAACAACGTCAAATCTATCTGATACACTAGCATTGTTGAGGTCAGTAATTATATTTGCTGCAACATTATCATAGAATACTTTTTCAGCGTCTTGGAATACGTCAGTAACACCTGAGGTAATCAATACCGTGATATCACCAGTAGAATATGGTGATGCAACAGGACCTGTGAAGTTGACAGTCTGGACTGTACCAAGTGTACCAGATGATCCACCTTGTACGAAATCTCCAACTTCTAGAGTTGCATTACTACCTGTGTGGTTGTTAAATGTAATCTTGAATATGTTATCACCACGGAACTTATCTCCAGCAACTGCAGGAATCTGTTTTAATTCTGGTTCGTAGTATAATCTCTGCTTGTCATCAAACACAAATGCATACTTCCAAGTATGGATTACAGTACTTTGTGGGTCTGATGAGTTTTGTAGTGCGTCTCTGAATACAACACCAAAGATATATGTTTCATTAGATGCCTTGATCATATGACGATCAGCATTCTGAGGTCGCATAATAACACGACGTAGGTTGTCACCAATTAGTGAACAGTTCCTAGGAAGTGAAATTGGGTTATCTTCTAGATACTCACCACCAGATACGATGATAGAAACGTA